CTTTGCCGGGTTAAGCTCGTGGTAGCAGTAACGCACGTACAAGCACTTAACAAGGCAGTTGTTGATGACAGTCAGTGGGTGGCCCGAAGGATTACTCCCCATGAACTGAACCAAGTCACCGGAAAAGAGACACCACGAGCACGAAGTGTCATATGCGAAACCCCACATGCGGTTGACATCCTGGGGGGACATGCCGCACTTCTCGCAGATGGAGATCAGAATGTAGAATGCGTACACAATCAAGGCCGCACCCATCTTCTTGTCGAACTTGCCGTAATCTCCAGCCACCATACGATCCTCTCCAAATTTGGTGAGGTGCTTGTACAAATCGTCCCATTGGTTGCTCTGCGCCACCACTCCGGGCATTGACTCGAACAGGAACGGGTTCTTCTGGATCACACGGACAATTGGAAGGAAATACATCCTCTCAGCGAGACAGAAATCCAACGGACCTCCGTTCATGATTCGCGATCTTTCCGACACAATCTTTCTGAAAGGGAGAGCTTCATCTTTGATGTGTGCAATGAAGATGGGCGAAAACAGCTCGTTGTTGTCGTATCGCTCAAAAAGTACCTCCATGCGTTCTTTAACCTCATCATTGACGTCGAGGGGTTCCTGCCAACAATCGTAAGCTGGTAATTTCTCCGTAACAGCCTTCTTGGTGCGCATCCAGGGGAAACCAGCACTCGACGAGCGGTTGATACTGTCAATGAACTTTCGGCCTGGAATGCCATTAATGGCAGATGCGAGATCAAGCGGGGCCTTCAACTCAGCCTTGTACTCATCAGGTAAACGAGCCATAACTTCTCCAACATAAGCGTCCGCACATTTTCGCAGAATTGAATCCTTGAATAAGTGGGTCTGCTCGATGACAGGAAGGAGGTTGTTACGCCAAACGCGGCGACCCTTCATCACGGGGGCTCCAGTGTTGACCTGGTAACCGCGCTTAACAGCGGCTGCGCGCATCAAAGTTGGACCGACGCTCGACTTGGGCTGCGCACGTGGCAAAGTGCTCTGACCATACACTCTCCCGACCCCGTGTCCGATGTATCTGAAAACAGACTTAGGATGCAGCGCAATGAGGCTTACGTTCTTGTCTTTACTCTGCAACAGTGGTGGAGAGGGCGAGAAAATCGGCAAAAAGAACTTCTTGGCGTTTTCAACGTCTGCCTTACGGATGCACGTGGCCATGCCGTCAGCCTTACCCGTGATGCCGGCAACGTGCAATCCAGCCACAACTGGACCTGAAGGCGTGTTAAGAACCAACGGAGACCCGCAGAGTCCAGTGAAAGACGGAACGGGGAGCTGGTACTTCCAAACATCGAGCACATGCTTGAGTCCAGGAAGATCTACCTTTTCAGTGTACACGGCACGCGCAACAGACAAGTTATCCACGAGACCATCCCTACCGCGATTCACAACAGTGCCGCGGCACACCGTCCTAACATTGTCAATCGGAAAGAGATCTGACAAGTCAG